GAGATCGGCAACGTCTCCATCCCGACGCCGTCTCTCGGGCAGGCACCGAGCGCACCGTCGGGCACCGTCGCCGTCCCGTCGGGCATCACCGACTCCTTCGAACGCTCCGGTGCGGGCACCGTGATCCCTACGCCCGTCATCGTGCCGACCGTCCCCGAACCGACCGGAAGCGGAGGAGGAGGAGGCGGCCGCGGCTCCGTGTCGATCCTCCCGGTCGGTGAAGCCGTCCTTGCTAATCCTTACGTCTCGCCTTATCCGAACTACACGGGGCCGGGGAACTCGGCCTACGAGCCGGACATGGGCGGCACACCGTCCGGGTTCGGCGTCGTGAACGTCACGATCAACACGGTCTCGGCGGACGCGAACCTTCCGAACCTCATCGTCGACGCACTCCAGCGCTACAACCTCGTCAACGGCCCGATCGACGTCGCGATCGCCGCCTAGACCATGCCTTCGCCCATAGTCACCGGCGGGACGCTCACCGTCGAACTCGACGTCGGGTTCGGCGACGGCTTCACGCTCGACGACACGCAGCAAGGCATCCTCGATAACACGACCTACACGCTCGACGGCGTCGATCAGTTCGCCGAGATCACCGTGCAGTCTGTCGATTTTTTCCGAGGTAAACGCACCGTCACCGACTCGATCGCACCTGGACGAGCCGTCATCGTCGCGCAAGACACGACCCGAGCCTTCGACCCGTACAACGAAGCCTCCGTCTATTGGGACGAAACCGACGACACGCCCGGCTTGTCACCTCTGCGGCAAGTGAGAATAACGCGGAACTCGACCGTCATCTTCCGGGGCCGCGTCGTCGACTTCACCTACGACTACGTCGGGCCGCGCCGCATCCCGCTCGTCACGATCATCGCCGCCGACGACCTCTTCATCCTCGCGAACACGCCGCTCGCAGCATTCACGCCGACCGAACAACTCTCCTCGGCGCGCGTCTCCGCGATCCTCGACCGCCCCGAAGTCGACTACTCGGCGAGCCTCCGAGACATCTCCACCGGCACGACGACACTCGGCGCCTACCCGATCGCCGAAGGCACGAACGCGCTCGACTACCTCCGCAAGATCGACTCCGCAGAACGCGGCCGCCTCTTCCTCCGCGCCTCCGACGGCGACATCGTCTTCGAGCCCCGCATCGGGAACACGCTCTCGGCGCCGTCCATCGAGTTCACCGACGACGGCACCGGCACGAACTACCGGGAGGTCTACGTCGACTTCTCCGTCGACACCGTCCTCAACCGCGTCACCGTGCAACGCACCGGCGGCACCGCACAGACATCAACCGACCCGGCCTCGATCGCGCTCTACTTCACGCAGGCCGAGACGATCACCGACTCGCTCCTCTCCAGCGACGCGCAGGCACTCGCCCTCTCCGACTACCTCCTCGTCGGCTCACCCGCACCGCGCTTCTCCGGCGTCTCGACGTTCTTCGGCTCGTTGACGACCGCGCAGAAGAACGCGGTCGCCGCCGTCGAGATCGGCGACACGATCGAGGTCACGCGCACGTTCTCTTCCGGGTCGCCCGGCACCGTCACCGAGGAACTCGCGGTCGAAGGCATCCAGCACCGCATCGACACGCAAGGCGAGACGGTCACGTTCTACACCTCCCCGACGACCATCGTCTACGCCCTCCTATTGGATGACGCGCTGCGCGGCCTCCTCGACGCCGACAACGTCCTGACGTGAGGTAGGATCGGACTCTATGGCTACCCCGTTCCCGTTCACCGCCGGACAAGTGCTCACCGCCGCGCAGATGAACGCGATCACCGAACTCGTCATAAACGACAAGACCGACTCCTACACGCTCGTCGCCGGTGACGCAGGCGAGTACGTCGTAATGAACAAGGCGACCTCCTCGACGCTCACCGTGCCGAACTCCGTCTTCACCGCCGGGCAAATCGTCCGCATCATCAACAAGGGCGCCGGAGTCTGCACCGTCACCGCCGGAGCGGGCACGACAGTCTCCTCGGCCGGGTCGCTCGCCCTGGCGCAGAACGCGACCGGGACGTTGATCGCGTTGTCGTCTTCCGCGTTCATCTTCGAGGCGGGCGGAGTCACCGCTTCGCCGTCAGGTTTGACGCTCATCACATCGTCAACATTCTCGGCGGCCTCATCCGTCGCCGTTGACTCGTGCTTTACGTCGACTTACCAGAACTACCGCGTGATCTTCATTGTGACCGCATCTGCGACGGCATCCGGGGACACGACGCTGCAATACCGCACCGGCGGCGCCACCAACTCAACAGCCAACTACACGCGCGGATTAGTCGGCATCAGCAGCGGCAGCAGTTTCGACGGTTCGTATGCAGCCGGTGCGACGTCCTACAACTTAGGCAGCACCGCAAGCACCGAGAACAACTACGTCATGGCCCTCGACATTTTGAGACCGCAAGAGGCGACGCTTACCAACGCATTCGTGACGAACATGCCCGGCTACAGCAGCACTACGCCGCGATTCGGCACGTTGCAGTTCACCGCAGCGACGGCATTCGACGGGTTCATCGTCACGCGCTCGGCAGGCACGATGACCGGCAACTATCGCGTCTACGGATACTCGAACAGTTAGGCATGACATGACGAAGCCGCTCATTCACATCAACGGCGAGACGCGCGAGATGACCGCGGACGAGTACGCCGACTACCAAAAACTGCGATCAAACGTCGCAGCCGAGGCCGCGGCAGCCGACGCGATCGCATCCGCGCGCGCATCCGCTAGGACGAAACTCGCCGCGCTCGGACTCACCGAAGCCGAAGTCGCAGCACTCCTCGGAGCCTGACATGCCTAGTCTCACCGCGACACAGAAGGCGGCGCTCGCGTCGTATCTTCGCAGCGTGCTCGCCGCCGTCTTAGCCGTAGCCGCAACCGGGAACTACGCCCCGGAGGACATCGGCAAGGCGGCGCTCGCAGCGGTACTGCCGCCGCTCATGCGATGGGCGAACCCGAAGGACGGAGCGTTCGGTCGTGGCGCTACCCGTTAGACGCCTCGCCGTCCCTCCGATCGTCAAGAAGTACCCGAACGGAGACCTACCGCTCGACGTCCTCGTCGCGATCAAGCCTTACGGCTACCTCTACCGGACGGCCGCCGCCTCGTGGACGTCGATGAAGAAGGCCGCGAAGAAAGACGGCGTCGTACTAAAGCCGACGTCGGCGATGGATGCCTACCGTCCCGTCACCGTGCAGCGCTCCGTCTTCTTCCAGCGATACACGACGACGAAGATCGACGGACGCCCGACCCGCACCTACAACCGGCAGACATGGTGGCTAAAACCCGGTCTCGCGCCGCTCGCGTCACCCGGCACGAGTAATCACGGGCTCGGGCTCGCCGTCGACATCTGGGGCGTCTCGCAAGAAGGCCGCCTCGAATGGCTACTCGAACACGCCGACCGCTTCGGATGGTCATGGGAGGTGCAGTCCGAACCTTGGCACATCCGCTACGTCCTCGGCGACGACCTCCCCGAAGGCGTGCAACTCCCGACCGCTACGGTCGACTCGGAGGCGCCAGAATGAACACGGAGATCGTCGTCGCGCTCATCGCGCTCGTCGGAGTGCTCGTCGCCGGTATCCCGGCGGCGCTCATCGAACGCGCCCGCAAGGAGAACGCCGCCGACCATGACTTCGTCGCGACGCTCCTCGAACGCATAGACGACCATCTCGACGAGATCGAGTCGTCGGTCGACGACGTAGCCGACGACCTCCGCAAGCACGTCTCCGACCCGTCCGCGCATGAGTAGCGAACTCGTCCCGGTGCTCGTCGTATGGCACGACGCGCACACGATCGACGGATGGACGTACCTCGAAGCACTCGAAGCCGAACCGTGCCTCGTGCACTCCGTCGGGTTCCTCGCCCCGGACGCGAAACCGGGGCACGTCGTCCTCGTGCAGTCGATCATCGTCGGCGACGGGGAGGTCGACGCCGTGCTCAACATCCCCGCCGGGATGGTCGTCTCCTGCACCTCCCTCGGGTAATCCACAACCTACGCACAAGCCTCCCCTAGGCTCGGAGGCGAGCACTAAGGAGGCTTATGAATACTCAAACCGCAGACGCGGAGTTCTACCGCTACCAGCGACTCTTCGGAGTCACCGACGACGGGCTCCAGATGAAAGTCACGATAATCACGGACGCCGACAGTAGGGTTAGGAGCGCGTCGATCCAGATGCGCGCCGTAGAAGGCCCGATCTCCCTCACGGATCACCCCTCACGATGGTCGAAAGCCTTCCCCCTCACCCCGCTCGTATTCGGCGACGGCGAGTTCGGGAACGCATCATGAACCCCGTCGCGACGACCGCCCTCGTCCTCGGCGGCCTCATGGTGAGCATCACCGGGCTCGCTACGAGCCCCGAAGACCCCATCGGGCTCGACGGGCGCCCGACCATCCCCTCGACCGTCTACGACGCTCACAGCGGCCTCTCCGACGCTCCTACGGCGACGACGCTCGCCCCGGTCGGGGCGTGCTGGCCGGTCTACGCCTACGCCCTCGAAGCCGGGTTCACCGCCGACGAGGCGCTCATCCTCGACGCGATCGCATGGCACGAGTCGCGCTGCACCGCGAACGCCGTCGGCGATCACGGTGAGAGCCTCGGCCTCCTCCAGATACACGCGCCGTCATGGTGCACGCCGAACGTCTACAACCCGATCGGCTACCTGCAAGCGGCGCTAGTTCTCAACTCGTGCGAAGAACTCTTCGACCCGGTCGTCGCCGTCAAGGCCGCCCGGGCGATCTACCTCTACGGAGGGTTCCAGCAATGGAGCACCTACGACGAGGCGACGTCGTGAACGCGCTAGACGTCGTCGTAGTAGTATGGTGCGCGACCGCGCTCGTCCTCATGCTCGTCCTCGAACACTTCCTGCGCCGATGATCACGAAGCAAGAATGGCTCGCGATACCGCTCGAAGCCCGGCTCGTCGAGCACGCGACGCACACCGAGGACGAACTACTCCGCGACGACCTCCTGCAAGCCGTGAAGAAGATCGACAAGTTCGCGGCGCAAGTCGCGGAACTCTCCGTCGAGATAGTCCGCCTCGAACGTCTCCAGCACGTCGTCACCCCGTACTAATGGACGACGTACTCAGGGAGGCGGAACGTCTCACTCACGGCGACCGAAACGCCGCCTACGGCCCGCCCGAAGAGGACTACGAACGGGTCGTCTCCATCTTCCGCGCGATCACCGGCATCCCGCTCACCGCAGCCGACGGCGCCCTCTTCATGGTCGCCGTCAAACTCGCACGAATCGCGAAACATCACGCCGCCGACACCGTGCACAAGGACTCCGTCGTCGACGCTTGCGGATACCTCTGGGTCTACGGGATGACCATGCGCGCACGGCAAGCCCCGGGGGAGTTAGCGTCGTGAACGTGAACCCGTCGAAGGACAAGGGCGACCGCGCCGAACGCGCACTCGTCGACTTCCTCGACCACGAGGGCTTCACGGTGCGCCGCATCGTCGCCGGGCACCATCAAGACATAGGCGACATCGACCTCGACGACGACATCGTCCTCGAAGTAAAGAACCGCTACCGGCTCGAACTCCCCGCATGGTGCAGGGCGCTCTCCGCGCAGATGGGCAACAAAGACGCGACGTTCGGGTTCATCGCGATCAAGACGCGCGGCAAGACGAACCCGATCGAATGGTGCTACGTCATCAACGGCGAGACGTTCCTCAACATCCTGAGACGCCTTGTCACCCGCAAGCCTTACGGGGCGACCGAGTGAGCGTCGTCGTCGCCCTCGGACGCCAAGACGTGCTAGCCGCACGATGGGAAGCGGCCCGACGCAACACGGACGCGAAACTCCACCGGATGCGCACCGGCACGAACGAGCAGGCCGGGCTCCCCGGTGCGATCGCCGACGAGGCCGGGGCGATCGGCGAGATCGCAGTCTCGGGCTACGTCGGTCTCCCGCACCGCTTCGGCGCCGCCTACGACAAGAACGCGCCCGACGTCGGCCGTATCGAGGTACGCACGAGGAGCCTCGGCTCGAAGTATCACGACCTCCGCGTCTACCCGACCGACGCCGAACGCTGCGACTACATGGTCGCCGCCTCCATCGAAGCGCTCGGCACGCACGCCTCCGTCCGTCTCTGGGGATGGGCGTACCCCGACGAGGCCTACGCGGTCGGCACCGACTCGAACTTCGACCCGCATCCGACGAAAGGCAAGGCCCGCTGGCACGCCGTCACCCTATTACGCCCCATGCCTACGCTCATCGAAGTCATCAAACAAGGAGGCACTACATGACGTTCTCACTCGGCGACTACGTCACCGTCAACGATCGACTACTGCAAGCGCTGGAGAAGTTCCCCGACCTGCGCATCAAGGAAGGCGAGCCGAAGTTCGTCACCGCACCCGACGGCAAGGTCTACGTCGAGACGTCGATGACGGTCTACCGCGCATGGGACGACATGGTTCCTATGGTCGGCTACATCTGGGAAGAGTTCCCCGGCACGACGCCCTACACGCGGGGGAGCGAGCAGCCGAACGCGGCCACCTCCTGTCTCGGCCGCATCCTCGGCTACATGGGGTTCGCGATCAAGAAGTCGATCGCGACCCGCGACGACGTGCAGCGCCGCGAGACGACGGCACCGGCGCGCCCGGTGCAGCAGGGTCGCGTCGAACGCCAGACGTACCCGAATGGCGACCCGGTGCCCGACCCGTTCACCGACAAGCAGCAGACTCGCACCGTCTACCCCCCGGGCGACGCGACGAAAGGCCAGATGGGCAAGATTCGCGCCCTCGGCCGCGAGCAGGGCATCACGCTCAACCGGACGCTCTTCGAGCGGATTACGGCGATCATCGGCCGCCCGATCTCGGCGCTCGACGACCTCTCGAAGCGTGAGGCGTCCGCCGTCATCGAGGCATGGGCTCCGCAAGAGGACGCTCCGCCGCCTCCCCCGGCCCTCGTCGACGAAGAACCGTTTTAGTGCTACGCTAGGCGTCGGCACTAAGGAGGCCAAGAATGGATGCACCGAACTACTACTATCTTGACGGTCGTCTACGTCGCACCGCGACGAGTGACGAGATCGCCGCGTACAAGGCGCAAGATGAAACTCGACCGCTCGGTCGGTACGAACGCACTCGCCGCGCGCACAAGAGCGAGAATACTCATGTCTGGCTCGCGTTCGTCGAGCCTGCACGTCGCTACTCGTTCACCGAGTTCGAGAGCCTCGTGACGCAGACACTCGCGAACGGCGTCGTTTATCTGGAGCAGGTTCCCGCGAAGAAACTCGGCGACCGCATCCTCGACCCGTTGCGGTTTATAAACGCGGTCAAGGTCGCGTCGTGAGCGCCGATCTCGACGCGCAACGCGAACGCGCCGAAGCGTTCGTCGAGATACTCGCGGACTTCGCGGAGGTCGAACTCTGGCAGGAGGACGGTGAGCCGTGCGGCGTCCCGGTCATCTCCGCCGACATGGTGCTCGACGCGCTCGGATGCTGCGGCCTCGTGCTTCAGCCGGGCGAGGACGCCGGGAAGGCATTCATCGACGGCATCATCCGCAAGGTACGCTCCTAACTCAACTCCTAGACGGCCGACCTCGTCGGTGCCTTCCGCAGGCGTCAGCGGACGTGAGTGAAAGTCTCCGCCGACTCATCATCGGTAGTTCGCCCGTCAGACAGGCTTGTAAGTCCTTGCGCACAGATCCAGCGCGAGGCGAGTGTGAACCGTGCTTGCACAACGGTCGGGAGGTGCCCGGGGGCGCTCTGCCCTGAGCCGAGTCGCCGAGAGAGTCAAGCCGTCAACGAAACCGAAACACGCCGAGAGAGGTGCACTTGAACCGGGTCACGTCACGGATCTCGTGACTCTGGGACAAGGCGCGAGCGAGCCTGCGAGCGAAGCGCGACCGGGAGCGCGAGGGCAGGCGCCCTCGCAACCGCGTAGACTG